AAATTAACTATTTCGATATTACATAAATCAAACAAGCTGCCGCCAGCATAAGAAGCGGCGCTTTGTAAATCTTGTTCGATTTCTTTAAGTTTTTCAGCATAGGTCATATCGTTACCGCGAAGCATAACCTCAAATCCTTCAACATTCTTGCTGTGACCTTTCTGCTTTGCTGAAGCAGAGCCATAATAAAGCTTTTGTCCATAATCATCTCTATCGGCTGGCGAATCATCACATGCCGCAAAAAGAGATCCAGCCATAACCATAACTTGAGGCAAGCTTCTTTTAACGTCAAGAATAACGCCATCCTTATTTGTTGGCATTTTTGAACCAGCCTGATAGGCTAGAGCAATTGCTTTCGCAATGTCTCCGTTCGTTTTAACACCGCCATCAATAATGATAGGAAACCTATCCTTATTCCAGTCTTTGTAAATATGCCAAGCTGTTAATGGCATCGGAAGTCCGAATCCTGTTTTGCCATAAGTTGAACAAGCGCCACCTTGAGCAATTCCAACCTTAACGCAATGAGCGCCCCATTCCATAAGATCGTAAGCTCCTTCTGAGGAGCAAACGTTGCCAGCAATAATTTTAACTTGAGGAAGATACTCTTGAATAATCCAAATCATATTCTTCATTAGTTGGCTATCTCCATGAGCAATATCAACAGTAATAAAGTCTACCTTTAGTTTTTCTTTTGCAATTTCTTTGATAAAGTCTTTGTCGCTTTGTTGAACGCCAACACTAATGCTGATAATTGGCCAAAGTTGTTCATTCATTCTTCTTAACAGTTTTATATTGCCATCAGGCTCTTTGAAGAACCTATGCATGATATAAAAGTAATTCTCGAAAGAAAGATACTTGGCAATGTCTTCGTTGATAACCGAAGACATATTCGATGGAACTACTGGCAGCTTAAACTGCTTATTTAAAAAATGACAAGAGACATCAATCTCTGATCGACTTTTGCCGCCAAAAAAACGTGGAACTAAAGTTAAATCTGAATAGCTACGCATACCCTAAATCATAGGGTATGCGTTAAATTATTCTACTTTATTCCGAACTTTCTGAAGAAAGATATTTGTGAACAGTAGTAATGTAATCGTCAGCAATTGTTAATTTAGCGGCAACCCAAGCTTCAGTAATTTCAGCAGAAGCCTCTCCTCCAGCATCAACCATAGCTTTGATTTCTTGAAGCTTTTTCATCATTGATGAGACGTTAGTCATTGTCATTTCGACAGACTCTTTTTGATATTCCATCAGTTCTTCATTCTCATCTTCCATTTCTGGAGCTTCTTTAAGATCAGGATTTTGCATCATTAATTCTTCTTGACTGTGCATTTCATCCATCTCCATCATATAAGCGGCAAAAGAACCTTTTGTTACTTGAGTTACAGACTTGCCACCTTCCCACATTCTGCAAGACCAATAGCGAGCTTTCCATTTGGGACCAGGATTGCTGTCACATTGATGACGGGCGCGAAAATTTCTACGGCGATCTGGATCGTCGCGTTTAATTTCCATATTTGGGTCTCCAAACTTTACCATTACAACATTGCCTTTTGGATTTTTAACGTAAACTCCAAACTTCTTTTTGGAACCTGATGGAAGTCTAAATGGTTTATTGAGAGTTTTCTTTTCCGCTTCTGACATCTCGTTATACTCTTCTTCGTCTTCTGATTCGTAAGAATCATCCATTTCAGCAATACTGACGTTACATCTAACCAAGTCTGAGGCAGCGATAACTAATTCGTATTCATCAAAATCAAAAGATGCTGATGATTTATTTGTTACCGATTTGATACTGTCATCGCTGGCTTTTGCGATATCTTGATCTGCTGCTCTGTAAGCGTCTTTTACTTTACCGCCAGCCATCATTCGTAAAAATGTATTTACGCGAGCCATTGCCCACTGGCCACGGCTTTTACCTGGTCTGCTGGATGAAGAAAATGCACCAGCGCCTCTTCTGTATACTTTTTTAAGTTGAGAAAGGGTAACTTTTTTTGAGTGTTTTTTGTTATGCTCTTCTACTTTTTTCTTTAGAGCGTTAGTTACTTTTTCGCTGAAAGTGATTGCGGCTTTTACGACCTTTTTTTCGTCCTCTCTTTTGAGAGCTTTTTGAGCTTTCTCTTTGGCGTCTGGACTTGTACCAGCGGAACCTGGTGGATTTTTAGGAGATCCTTTTAGTCTGTCTTCTGGCTTTGCAGGAGTTTGTGCAGAGCTTTTAGGTCCTGGGCGTTTCTTTGCTAAAATCCTTTCGGAAAAATCAAGTTCCATAATATTTATTTTACACGTTTTCTTGTCTTTTTGGCCTTGGCCATTGGTATGAAAACAGCGACGCACATCACAATAGAAAGTCCCATAAAAATAGAAACAAACTTTTCAAACTGCTTTAAAGACTTGACTGACTCTGATGTATAAACCGAAGAAATAACCATTTCTTTTTCTAGTATTTCATTTATGGTATCTGTTGCTTTATCGACAACAGTATAAAGTTCTCCATTTTCTATAAGAATTTTGAGTTGTGAGGCGTCTTTTTCTTTACATATCTTTTCTATCTTATCTAAATACTTAAAAGTATCTTCGCATCTAATTTTCAATTTGTCCAATAGCAAACGCTCTTCTTGAGAGTTGATTTTATTTTCGTAATTTTTTAAATGTTTTTTTATTGTTTCTTTGGCTTCTTTTATGTTTTTGCAATACTCTTCGAATGTTATAAGTCCATGAGCAGCTTTAACTTGCGAATCAACTATCATTATTGAGTGAGCATCAAATAATGGACTAAGCTCATATGTTACATTTTTGAAACATTGGTCTGTTTGATTAAAATTGAAAATAGCTTTTTCGCAAGTTTTATATCCATAAATAGAAAATATTAATGCTATAAAACCAAGTAAACAAACTTTAATTTTTGTTGCCATTATCTTTTAATAAATTTAGCTGGATCTTTAGAAACGCCCTTTGCTAAATTAGTTAAAGCGTCTATAATTTCTGGACTTACAACTCCAACAACACCATATGTTATAGCTTTAGTTATAGAGCTTATATCCATTTGTTCAACGATAAACCAAGCTATTGTTGATGTTATAGATGCGACAACAATCTTGCGTAAATAATCCATCCAATTTGCCTTTTTTAATGGGTTTGAAATTAATCTGGCTAACATGCCCGCCGCCCCGATTATCGATACCATCCATCCACTTTCTAAAAACAATTTGAATAAATCTTTATCGTCGGACATGTTATTTTTTACACAAAAAAATTCAATAAGATTATTTAATATCTGTTTTCCCCCCTTCCCCTTATCCCTTTCTTTCCCCCTTCTTTCCCCCCCTCAGACTCCCCCCCTATTATCCCCCAAACTATCCCTTGATCCCCATCCCCCCTTTCTTTAATAAAAATACTTCGTATTTTTATTGCGCTTTGCGCGATTTGTTGAAAATCCATTGACAACTTTTAGAATCTGTGCGAAATTCAAGTCATGGAACAAACATCGTTCAAAGTTTTAAAAAATGGATTTGAAAACAATTTGATCGCTCCAGCAAAAGGCGACGCTGGGTGGGATCTTATTGCTTCTTCAGATCCAGAGATTGTTTTCTCCGACGAGAAAAAGAAAAATATTTTATATGTCGAATATGACACTGGTGTTGTGCTTCAGCCGCCAAGTGGATTTTATACATTACTGTTTCCTAGATCTAGTATTAGCAAATATGAATTAGCTTTGGCAAATTCGGTAGGAGTTATCGACGCAGGTTATAGAAATACAATTAAATTAAGATTTAGATTTTTGGGCAAAAAGTTTTCTAAAAACTCCTTGATTTATCAAAAGGGAGATAAAATTGGGCAATTGATATTCGCACCAATGTTTCTGTTTTCCGCTCATCAAACAGAATCGCTTGAAGAATCTGAAAGAGGTTTGGCTGGATTTGGCGAAAGGACTGGCTCATGAGATTAATGCCAGAACAGATGGACGATCTTGATCTGATTCAAGAAGTCAGGTCAAATGGAAATAGTTCTTGTTTCAAAGAAATCGTTAACCGTCACTCTGGTATTTATCTGCAAATGATTCATAGCTACGCTCCAAAAGAAACTTCTATTGATAATTTTTATGATTTATTAAATAGTAAAGAGTCACATATTTACGATGCGATTCAATCTTTTGATCAAAATAGAAAGATAAAATTCTCAACTTATCTTGGTAATTGCACTCGTTGGCTTTGTTTAAATTCATCTAACAAAAGAAGACACCAGCAGATTGAAGAAAATTTTGATTGCATATTTGAAACCGAGGAAGAAAAAGAATCTTCAGATCAAAAAACTATAGAAGAAATTTTATCTAAACTCGACGAATTTGAAGACCAAAGAATTAAAAAAATATTTCGCATGAGATATTTTAGCGGAGAAAAAAAGCCATTAGCTTGGAGAAAAATTGCAAAAGAGCTTGACTTATCGATTCAAGGCTGTATA